TTCATATAGCTGCTCCCCTGAAATGGTTGAGAGAAAGCAACTGTACCGCTGGTCGATGCGCTTACTGTAGATTGAGTAGCAGCAGAGTTGAGGGGGCCGTGAAAGACACTGGGGTCGGTACCGGATTGATTAATAAAGTAATATCCGGTGAAGGAAAGATTATCGGAGAAAGCGGCGTTATTTGTGGCTGAGTGTGCCGATGCCTTTGCGTCGTAAAAACCCACGTAATGATTAACCGTGCTTGATGATCCGAGAGTGAATGAGGACCAGAAACCTACAAAGTAGTTAGTTATCGCACTCGTCGCTGTTGTTGGTGAGGAATTGAACACAAATATATTGCCATTTGTGTCGGAAGAATTCACTGTAAAAGTAGCATTGAAAGCAGACTTATTTGACCCCAGTGTGTTTTGAAAAGTACCACCTACTAGGAACCCGTTCTGTACGCCGGCACCAGAGCCGACCCCAACACTGCCACCAATAATCTCAACATTACCACTAAATTGGGGAGCTGCAAGCATCGCCAATGTACCTGTTGCCGATGGCATTGTGATGGTATTGCTGCCCACCGTCACACTTGCTGGTATTTTCATTGTTGCCGAGGAGAAGTTCTGCAAGCCGGTAGTGTAAGTGTTTGCCTGTCCTGTCTGTACAACAGTAGAGGGCAGACTATAAGCTGCCGTGAAAGCCCCCGATGCCAATGCTCCACCACCACCGCTGCTAGTAATAGCTGACCCCGCACCAATGGTTAGAGAAGGCATTGTTATCGCCGCCGCACCGGAACTCCCCGTATGTGTGAAGGTCAGTGTGCTAATCGGCGACGATCCGGTACCAATGACATTCTGTACCTGCCAAACATCGGAAAGCGTTGCACCTGAGTAATAACTTCCTACTATATCCAACACGCTAGAACTGTAGTTGATCGACGATGTAGCGTTCGCTCCTGTCACACTCAACGAACTGGCTGCATTAACTGCGTAGAAGAAAGTAGCTGGCTCCAGTATGTCTACAACCGATCCTGTATCAAAGATATGTCCATTTCCAATTGCCCCACTTGTACCGGCTAAAAGATAATAACCGGATGTAAGATTGGAAAGAGTAATACCAGTTGCTGTGATTGTACCCGCTGAGAAATTGCCGGATGAGTCCCTAGCTACGATAGTTGAGGCTGTGTTCGCCGTAGCATAGGCGATAGAGGCCGTGATCGTAGTAGCCGAACCTGCAACACCTAGCTGCCCAGATGTCATCCCGCTCACGCCGGAGGAGGTCAAGTAGGTATTCGTATCCAGCGCGAACGTCCCTGCTGCCGTCATCTTGACAAATGGCGTACCTGTAGTCCACGTTGGATAACTCAGTGCGCTCCATGTGCCCACTGTCGGTGTACCGCTTAGTTGGGAGTAGGGCAGAGATAGGCTGCTCAAAGTGGTGAGCGTTGAATTGCTCGTCGCTGTGATGTTTGTCGTCATGCCAGCCGTCGCAGCATAATTGACAGATAGCGTGTTGGCATCTATTGGATTCGGAGCAACTGCGCTTCCGGTCGGCTGGTATCCTAGTACAAACGTGTGACCATTTGTGATTGGAACGCTGGAATAATAAGTTAGAGACGGACCTGACTGATAAGGGATGCTATAAGTTATGCCACCAGTCAAATTAGTGGCTTCTGTTGCCGTACCTGCCAAACTAGCCGAGATTGTCTCCGCCATAAAATTGCCGGAGGCGTCGCGCATTACAACGGTTGATGGTGTGGGAGCATTCGTCGCGTTCATGTAGGCCGCAGACCCAACTCCTTGTGTTCCTAGCAGCACTGAGCCAGTGCCATAGGTGCTTAGCGTTGTACTCCACGCTCCTGCATTCACAGTCACAATCCCGGTGCCGGATGGATAGATGGTAGGGCCAGTCGCGCCCGTGGCTCCGATAGCCCCTTGTGGCCCCGTTGCCCCGGCCACTCCCGCTATACCCTGAATGCCTTGCGCACCCGTAGCACCTGTCAGTCCTGTCGGGCCGGTCAATCCTTGTATCCCCTGCGCTCCCGCCGGACCTGTAGCCCCCACAGATCCGGTTGCTCCCGTCAGTCCGGTTGGCCCAGGTACGCCTTGCAACCCGGTAGCTCCTGTCAATCCAATCGGGCCTTGAGGCCCAGTCGCGCCGGTATCGCCCTGAATACCTTGTGGGCCTGTTGCTCCCGTCAAGCCCTGAATCCCCTGCGCCCCCTGTGGGCCGGTTGGCCCAGTAGCACCTGTTGGGCCAGTAGCACCTGTTGGGCCAGTTGGGCCAGTCTGAATTGTAGCCATCAGACCCAGTGATGGAACAAAGGTATCTAAATCGAATGATGCACCAGACGGTTGGATCACATAGCCATTGCCGAGTATGTTGTTACCCGCAAGGTCAATAATACTTACCGTATATCCGATGTTAACTGGACTTGTCATTGTGGTATCGGGTATTTGTGGAGGAATGTCGGAGGAGTCCGCTGTGAGTACACCGTTGACAATGGGGAATGAGTAAGGCTTAATGCTCATCTGTCCGCCGCCGCCTACCTCAAAACTGATCGGCACACCTGTCGTAGTAGACACGGCTTGAAACTCTATCTGGCCAGTTGAAAGTAACTGGCCTAGCAGAGAGCCATAGATTCTAGATGCGGTGATGAGGGTGAAGCCCGGTGCTGCTGGCATGATTTAGTCCTAACTGAGTGAAATAGTGTAAGTGCTCCCGCTCTGTGTGATGGTTATACCCGTTCCGGCCAGTAGCTTTAGTGGCATAGTGACCATATCGTCAAGGTTGGGTTCGTAAGTATCAAAGTCGAATGCTGCACCAGTAGGTTGGATAGTGTATCCAGAGCCGAGTATGTTTATACCCGTCAGTGGGTCAATAATGCTAACTAAGTACCCTATGTTTACTGGATTTGTTAAAGACACGTCTGGCAACTGAGGAGTGATGCCGGATGAGTCGGCGGTGATAACACCGTTGATGACAGGGAAACAGAATGGCAGGGAAACCATCTGCCCGTTGTCTGTCCCACCTACGCGGAAGCTAATCGGCTGTTGGGTCAAAGTCGAGACGGCTTGAAACTGAATCTCACCAGACGCAAGCAACTGTCCAAGCAAGCTGCCGTAGATGTTATTAGCCGTGATGTAAGTGAAACCGGAAGCTGCTGGCATGGATTACTCACCTAAGAAGGGGGTTGAAAGTCGGAAAGCTGGAATTACTAAGCTGCGCGAGATGGTCTGCGTTTCTGCGTTTCCCTGTTCGCTTGAACGGAGCCAGCCATGATGTGTGGGGCAGCGGCACGGATACCACGCTGCACGGCAGCTTCTACCGCTGCGGGGTCATTCGATCCTCGTGCGTCGATTGCGCCGGGATGAAAGTGAATATCCCCACCACTGCTACCAGAACCAAGTTTGTAGTTTGGGATCACCCTTCCAGAGACACTGGGGACGAAAAGCTCCGGCCCAGCCTCGCCCACGATGGCAGGACCGTTGAGGTACCCACCGTCTGCAAGGAATGGGATAACAGACTTCAACATGCTCCCAAAGACACTGCCAACCTTGCTGGTTGCTGCTGACGCTGCCCCACCAACCACCCCTGCAATCGCACCAGCGGCCTTACCCGCTGCTCCCGCGCCGTCCATGATGACATGCATTGGGTTGGACTTCGTGCCCATCTTCCCCATGCCGGGGATCATGCCCATGAGAGCACCCTCGCCCTTTTCCAGCGAGGTGGTTGCTACGTTCTTGAATACACCGGAGCCAAACTGTTTGAAGTTTGTTCCTTTGCCCATCATGCCATTGACTAGCTGCTCATTCAGACTGTGCAGAGTCGAGGTGACGAGAGACTTCATCTGTGCCGCAGCATCTTGTGATGCAGCTATGAACTCTTGAATGCCAGACTTGAATCCGCCGAGTGCAGACTCAGCCTGTATTTTCCAGCTATCAGTCTGAGCAGTGTTTGCAGCCTCACCTTGGAGGGTTGCAGTCTGGGCATCTATATCAGTGCCTTTTGCGTTGAGGGTGTTTAGGGTCGTTTGATGCTCTGCGGCAAGTTGATTCTGATAGCCCGTGTAAGTCATCCCGCCATGGGCGGAGGCATCATAGGATTCATTCTTGCGCTTGTCATAGGCATCATTCTCAGCGGCGATCTTGGCATCATTGGCCTTCTTATCACCGGCCAGCTTATCGAGCATGTTCTGAAACGCGTCTGCATGTTCGCTAGCCTCTTGAGTCGCAGCGGTGTGCTTGCTGATAGCTCCGGTAGATAAGTCGTGGGCAGTGTTCTGTTCTCGTGAGGTGCTGGCATTCTTCTGCTGAGCCTCAGTGAGCTTGCCTTGAGCATCGGCTAAGACAGCGGATGAGTCGGCCATTTTCTGTTGAGCTTCAATCTGAGCAGCGGCCATCCGTGCATACGCATCGGTCTGCTTTTTAATTGACTCGGCGGCATAGTCGGCAGTCTTCTTATCGTCAGCAATCTTCTGCTGGTTCAACTCACCGAGTTTGTTGTTGATTGTCTGATAGTTGTTTGCAGCAACAACAGAGCAGTCAATGATACTTTTCCAGTAGTCAATTTCCTCACTGACTCCAACTTTGTGAGCTTCACGCAGCTTGGCGAGTCCGGCTTCGTAAGCCTTCATCTGCGTGGCAGCAGCTTTGTCGGCGGCTTCCTTGGCTTGTTCAGTCGCATCCTTCGCGTCCTGGAGACCCTTCAGCTTCCCGGTCCCTGTCTCGTTGGCCTTCGCCAGTGAAGCGGTGTCCTCATTACCTGCGATCCGTGCCTGCGAAGCCTGCTCAGCGGTTATGTTGAGGGATTGGTCTCCATAGACTTGGGCGTAGGTCGCACCCTGCCCTCCGGGGAGCGAGACGTTGCCGCTACGTGCGGTTACATCCGATGCCAAGCGGGTCTTCTCACCGGCGGTGAAGGTGTCCATGTGCGTCTGGATTGCGTCCGCACCCTTTTGATCCCCAGCGTGTAGGGCGATCACCTTCTGGTTGGCCAGACGAGCCATCTCAGTCCAGTAACTATTGATTTGATCCTGCACATCCTTGGTCGAAGCCTTACCAATTAGCTGCTCAGCAATCCCGTTTGAGTTCGCCTTCATCAACTCGGCGAATGCCTTTGAATCCTTACCCAGTGACTCAGCGAGATCGTCGGCTTTCTTGCGGGCCTCATCCAGCTCGTCCTTGACGACGTTTTGAGGACGATGCTCCAGCTTGGCAATCTGGTCATCAAGGCGATCATTGGCGATGCGCATTGCATCATTGGAACTTGTTTGTGCCAAGTTCATCGCCGTAAAGCCATCGGCGAGAGCCTTGGGCATCGCGTTGACTTTCCTGACAAAGTCAACAACCTTTTCGCCAATACCAGCAATTAATCCGGCGAATGCAAGTCCACCGATGAGTGGAAATGCAGCTTGAAGTGCCTTGCCGACACCGGGTAATGTAGATAGGAACTTGACCGCACCACGGGTATTGTTTTCCCAGTGACCGGATAGTTCCTTCATCGCGGCTGAGCCTGCAACCATGGAGGACGCTGTTGCAGCGCCAGCAGCTTTAGTCTTACCCGCAAACACATCCAACTGACGCTGTGCCTCTTGCATCGCAGCCGTGTAGTTGGCTTTATTGACGGATAAGACTATATTGATGTTGCCAGCAGCTTCAGCCATGTTAGGTAGTTCCCTTGGTATTTCCAGCCTTTTCTAACTCAGTGGTGAGTGTGGTGCAGATGGTGGATATTACTTCTTGGCGAGTAGCTTCATACGCAGGACGGATGAATGGGTGTTCATCTACAAATCCAATCTGCTTACCCGGTCCTCTAGTCTTTCCATTTGGTAATAGTCGAGAACGCCCACCGCGTATCATTCGGTGTCCATATTCGACCCAACGTGCGACGTGAGCGGTGAGCTTGCTGGGGCCAACGATTGCGGAGATAGCCCCCTGCTCATCCTTCGTGGTGCGAACAATGATGTCAGCCTTGAGTGCCCCAGCAGGGAGATACCCACCCGGTTCATCTTTGACAGGGGCGCGTTCCTCTACCGCAGCTTTTTCAATGAGTCCGCCCGCTCTGAGAGCTTTACGGATGCAGAGGTCGGCTTGTTTCGTTGTGAGAGCATTCAGTTTAAGTTGCAACTCTTTTAGTCCCTCAACCTCGATACTGATTCCATCTGGCATTATTTCTTCTTATTGAGGTTGGGAAACATCATGCGGATACCATTTGCGACGGCTTCGAGGCGTTTCTTTGTCATGTGTGGTCGCTTTGGTTTAGTGTCATTAGTCTTATGCCATTCACTAGGCATAAAATCTTGTGGCTTGGTGGGCTTCTCACATGATCTAAAGCCCGTATTAGCAATCCAGCTTGTTAGTTGAGCAAGCATGAACTCATTAGCGACCGTATCGACTTGTTTTCGCTTTAACAAGGCATCGAATTGACGTGGTGTTAGTGCATAAAAGTCTTTATTGGATAGATGGAGGTCATATCTCGCGACAGACCAGAAGTGCAGCCACAGAGCTTCTGAGCTTAGCTCTAACCCTGTGGCTCTTGTTTTGGGTCACTCGGCTCTGGCTCAGCAAGTGACTCACTGTAAGCCTTTGCAATACCCTCAAATATGCTGCCTAGATTTCTGAATGTCACGAGCTTGGCAACTTCTTCTGGTGTAATGGATGGCTTGTATGTGATGAGTGCAGCATAGAGCAGTGGCACAACACGATCTGCGTCCATGTTGCTCAGGTCGAGCGCGTGCAACAGATTGCAGGCGATACCAGCTTGCCGGAGCTTTGCAGCGGCGACTGCGAGAGCACCAAAAGTAAAGCAGAGATGGTACTCAACTCCACCCAGAGTAATGACTATTTTAGGTAGGGTTGGATCAATAGCAGGATTCTTGGCTACTTTGGACATTTAGTTATGCCCCTTCGGTTACAGTCCAGGCACCGTCGATTTCAAGAGTAAAGGTGTAGTCGGGCTGCTTGTTCAGATCCAGGTCGAAACCACCTGCCTCAGTGACGATTGCGCTAAACGCGATTAGATCACCAGTGGTCGTTTGCCCAGCGGCCCCGTTCACGGGGAGCTGTATCTTGAAGTCATAAAGTTGTGCGGTCGCGGCGGCTGCAACGACAGCAGCTTGCCCAGCATCATTACTGACACGGAGCGTAGTAAGCGTGACAGTGCCGTAGTCCACAAGCGTACCGAGCTTGCGCTTGACGTTCGCAAGGAAGGTGCTGGCATCGGTTACACCGACCTTGAGACCGCTAACCTTAGCGGTTGTGATTGCGCCGATCGGTGTAAATGTTTCTGTTCCTGTTGAACCGGTGACTCCGCCTATCGAGATGACGGTGCCAACGGCAGTTGCCTGTGCTTTCGTGGCGGTTTGACTCATTGGGAATTCTCCTGTGTTGCTTTTGAAGTGGTTGTTGCTTACTGCAATCCGTCGAAGACGTAGAACTCTGCCGTCGCACGATACTGAAGCAGGTCGTTATCGAAGTCGTCCTGCGGCATGAGGTACTGGATAGATGAATTTCCCGACGTATACCCAGAGAGTGCTTTGACTACCGCGTAGCGGAGACTCACAGCATCGTCGTATGTGTCGCCCCAGCAGTTGACTTCTACGCGGTATCTCTGCACACCCATATCGGACATCGTGGGGGTGTTGGAACCACCGACGAACGTATAGTCACAGCAGGGCAGTGTAGGGTCGGTGGGCAACACGAGCGGATATATCCGAGTGCCAACGATTGCTGTGACAGATGTAGCTGAGGTGAGTGCTGAGCGAAAAACTGTCTCGATCATTTATTCCGCTCCATCAAGCTCGTAACACATCAGAATGAGTTCCCGGTTGCGTTGCTTCGTGTTGAGTACAGCCTGAATTTCATAGGTGTGAACTACGCCCGTTGTTGCTTCCGTGTAGACAATGCGCTGGTTGGCAGCAACGACTACGGAAGATGTCCACCGGCATGTGATCCTGTGAGTGACCTTCGACATAAACTCAGCAGTCGAATAGAGAAGCTGTGAAGCCTGAATGTCGATGCTTGCCCACGCTGTATAGACCGTCGTCCACGTTTGCAACTCTTGGCCGAACGAGTCCTGCGTTGTTGTTTGGCTTTGAATCTGTATCCGGCGATTTAATTTGCCACTCAGCATGTCGCCGCCTTACCGATAACTAAACATGCGAATCCGCTCTGTATCGAGTAGGGCATTTACACCCAGCGGGATGTTCTTGAGGCTGAGTTCCGACACCTCTTCGCGATGCTCATACCAGTGCGAGACAAGCAGCAGGATTGCCATGACAACTGTTTGTGGGCAGTTGTTGACCTCTACGCCATCACCGAAAGAGCCAGCGACGAAAGTAATCTTGACGTTGCCCGGAACAAAATTAGGAGTCTCTGGCCAGATGTTTCCCCACGAAGGAGCAATGCGACCGGGCGTGGATGTCGTGTCCACGTTGTATGCAGTCGAAGCAAGCGTCTGCGTCTCGCCAGTTCCGTCAACGTAAGTGATGGAAGTGACGGAGACGAGGCTTGCACGCGGCATGTCAATCGTGAGCCTGTCCCAGAAGAAGAATGGGTAGTCGGAACGTGCAGCAGGGTTCAGCGTTTCCTCACCCCATGAGAGTGGGAAGAAGTCCAGCGTCCGCCTCCATGTTTGATTGAAAAAAGCGCGATGAGTATAACGCTCACAGTATTGACGCGCTGCTGTGATATAGACAGCGAACAGAGCGTCGTCATCCGTGAAGTCCACCCTGCATTGCTGCTTAGCTTGTGCAAGCGTGACCGGCTCAGCTACAGGCGGTGTTACGAGTTGTAAGGACAGGCCAGTCATATTAATTAGGCTCTGACAGCTTTCTCACGCTTTGACTTCGGCGGAGTTGGAGGAATGAATGTAGGTGAGCCAGTAAGTGTCCAGAGTTGAGCTTTGCCTTCGGAGATCCACTTATTAGCGATGTCATCTGCAATGTCCAATAACTCGCCGAGTAGCAGCGGACGTGGTGACAACTCGGATATAAAAGAACGTGTAATGCGAATGAGCATGATGCCTCGGTAGAGGATTAAATTGGGCAGGGCGACCCAGTATCGAGTCGCCCATTCCAAGGTTGATTAAGAGTGGGTTGCCAGCTTGAGAATCGGGTGAGTCCCGGCATCGGTCGAGGCTCCAGCAACACGGGCGTATGCCAAGAAGGCAACTTCCAGAGAATCAGCGAACCGCTCGTCCAGACGACGGATGCTCAAGTCGCCATCGGTGCGGAGCAAGTAACCCTCGTTGAAGTCACCGTACAGGATGCCCGTATTGCCAGCGACGAAGGCCGAAGGCAACTGCTGATTGAGAACAATAGGACGCCCAAACAGGTGATCTAACACACCCGAAGAAGGATTCGGAATGAAGATCGGACGGCCTAGTGTGTCCTTGAGTCCCATGATGAGAGCGCGGGATGTGGAACTCATAACCCACGAAGCATTGCCCTCGTAAGCTGGGTCGAGTGCGCTATAGACGAGGTTGAGATCGTCAAAAGCGACCGTGCCGGATACAGCAGAAGTACCGCCGAGTGTCGCACCAGTTATGATGGATGCCACATTGCTGGAGTTACCATTGGTAAGCAGGTACTCCAAACCACGGTAGTATCGCAGAGCAAACTTCTGTTTAATCCACGAACCTACATCAAACGATGCATCTTCGAGTTCCTGAAACGAAGCCTTGACCATAGTGGCCACGGTGTCCGTGTTCATAATGAAGCCAGAGAACGTCGGATCGGTGTCAGTCAGAGCCGTACCTTCGCCGCCTGTAATCGTGACGAGTGTGTTCCCTACGTCATTCGACATACCGACCTTGATTGGTGCGCCGTTGTTGTTGGTGACCTTCTTGCCGACGATGGTCACCGTGTTACCGATGAGCTTCTGGGCGTCGATGATTGTTTGATTGAAAAGCTGTGGGATAACCGCGCCTGTCGAGGTGGTGGTCAAGTCGCGTGTTTCGCCGTAGCGGACGTAGCGCTCGAAAGCCCGAACTTCGCGGTCGCTCTTCTCGCGGGTCTCAGCTTCAGACGCAGCCGGGTTGCCACGCGGAGGACGTACAGTCTCGCGGGTCTCAGCTTCATACTTTTCGAGCTTCTCAGCGGTAGCGATGTCCTGCTCTAGCTGCTCTACATCTTTGACCATGCGGTTAGCCTGGTCACGTTGCTCAGCGGTCACGGAATCGCCTAGCACGAGCTTCTGTGCGTCGGTAATCAGCTTTGTCCGCTGTTCTTTCATTTGGTTGATAGTCATTAGTGCTGTCCTTTGCACACGCGTGTGTGCAGTAAGCCCAGGTGGGCATTGATTGGGGAATAAATTGCGGGCGGTGCAGGACAACACTCGCCTCAGACGAATGCTTCACAGCGGCGGTCGAATCGGTTTGCGGTTGGGCGCACAGCGCGGGGCTGACCGTTACGACTGCGAACTTGGGTGTTATTTACTCTTGAGGGCCAGGAGCTTCAGGCGAATCTCCATCGTGGCTTTCCATTCGCAAGTGTCATCAGCGGACACGTCGATGCTGCGTTCGCTCCGACATGACGCACAGTTCAAGTCGTCACAGTCGGGGTTCGTGCAGTTCTCACAGTCTTCGCCATCGCTGTCTACGCAGACATCACATAGGCACTTGCAGTCGGCGTTGCGCTTCTCACGGATCTTGCTGCGAATCTCTTTCGGTGCGGAGCGGAGACTGATAGAGGTTGATGGATATGCCGGGGAGCTTGTCACGGTGATTTCAAACAGGTCTACATCCAGCAGTGTGCGGATGTAGCGTCCGTCAGAATCTTCTGACCAAACATCGCTGATGCAGACGAACCCAAACGACATCCCGGTTATGTCCCCACGTTCCACAAGAACGATGAGGTCGTTTGCTGTCGTGGTGTCCGGGAGAACACAGTCGAACTTGAGGCCGGTCGCATCTACACTCAGCGTCAATGTGTTGGAGGTCGTGCGACCAAGAACAGCGGCGGTGTCGTGCGCGTATAGACAGAGAACATCGGGGTTCTCTTGCAGCGTGCGTGTGAATGCAGTAGGTGCAACCAGCTCTGCCCAGCCACCCATGTCCACGCTGGCTGTGTTGAACACTGATGCATAGCCAGACAGAACACGTTGCCCATTGTCGTTGGTTGCAACACGCAGTTCG